CTTTGATAAAGTAGAAAAAGACGAACCAAGAATTATTATTCCTCTAATCAATAAAGGGGAAATATTTGGATTCCAAGGTCGCAGTTTAAATAAAAATTCAAAGGTAAAATACATTACGATTATTCTTAATGATACACATCCAAAAATTTACAATTTGGATAAACCAGATTATGACAAAACTGTTTATGTTGTTGAAGGACCATTTGATAGTATGTTTTTAGATAATTCAATTGCTATGGTTGGTGCAGACATTGACAAAATGTTTTTTATATCTAACTTTGGAACAGATTTTGTAATGGTGTATGATAATGAAAAACGAAACAAACAGATTGTTGATAGAATGGAAAAAGCAATACAAATGCATTTTCCAATCGTCATTTGGCCAAATGACTTGAAAGAAAAGGATATTAATGATATGATCCTTTTAGGAATTGATGCCCCAAAAATCATCAAGGAAAATACTTATATGGGACTAGAAGCAAAAGCAAAACTTATTGGATGGAAACGAGTATGAGCAACGGTACAAAGGTAATTAAGAGAAGTGGTGATGATGAACCTCTTAATCTAAATAAACTTCACTTGATGGTTGAAGAGGCATGTAGAGACCTCTCTGGTGTTTCTGCATCACAGGTTGAGATGCAATCTGGTATTCAATTTTATGATGGAATTACCACAGCAGAAATTCAAGAGATTTTAATTCGTTCTGCTTCTGATTTGATTGATTTGGATAATCCAAATTATCAATTTGTTGCAGCAAGACTGCTTCTGTTTTCTGTAAGAAAATCTTTGTATGGAAGAGTTCAAGATCATCCTGATTTTGTTGAGCATATTAATAATTGTGTAGATGTTGGAGTTTATGATCCAGAGATTTTGACCAATTATACGAAAGAAGAACTTGATAGACTTGGTAGTTATATCAAGCATAGTAGAGATTATCTTTTCACCTATGCTGGTCTTCGTCAAGTAGTTGATAAGTATTTGGTCCAGGACCGCAGCAGCGGACAAGTGTATGAAACTCCCCAGTTCATGTATATGATGATTGCTGCTACTATTTTTGCTAGATATCCAAAAGAAACTAGAATTTCATATGTCAAAAGATACTACGACGCAATCTCAAAACACAGAATCAACATTCCTACCCCAATCATGGCAGGAGTTAGAACACCTCTCAGGCAATTTGCTAGTTGTGTTCTTGTTGATGTTGACGACACCTTGGATAGCATCTTCAGTAGTGATATGGCTATTGGGAGGTATGTTGCTCAAAGGGCAGGCATCGGCATCAACGCAGGTCGCATCCGTGGTATCAACGCTAAAATCAGAGGTGGAGAGGTACAACACACAGGCGTGGTCCCCTTCCTTAAGAAATTTGAAGCAACTGTGCGATGTTGCACACAAAACGGCATCAGAGGTGGTTCTGCTACAGTCCACTTTCCTATCTGGCATCAAGAAATCCAAGACATTTTAGTCTTAAAAAATAACAAGGGAACTGAGGATAATCGTGTTCGTAAGTTAGACTACAGTATCCAAATCTCCAAACTGTTCTATGAACGATTTATTAAAAACGAAGAAATCTCACTTTTCTCTCCACACGATGTTCCTGGTCTGTATGATGCTTTTGGCACTGATAGATTTGACAACCTTTATGTGGATGCAGAACGAAATGAATCTATTTCAAGAAAAACTATTGGGGGTCAAGAACTCTTTTTGGCACTTCTAAAAGAACGTGCAGAAACTGGTCGTATTTACATTATGAATATTGACCACTGCAACTCACACTCTTCTTTCTTGGATAAGGTTGAGATGAGTAATCTATGCCAAGAGATTACACTTCCCACAATTCCACTTCAACATATTGATGATCCTAATGGTGAAATTGCACTTTGTATTCTTTCTGCCATTAACATTGGTAAAGTAAAAGACGATGAAGAGTTTGAAGACCTTTGTAATCTTTCTGTTCGTGGTTTGGAGGAATTGATTGATTATCAAAACTATCCTGTAGTTGCTGCAGAAATTGGAACTAAAGCACGTAGGTCTTTGGGTGTTGGTTATATCGGTTTGGCACATTATCTTGCTAAACTTGGTTTTAAATATGATACGCAAGAAGCTTGGGATGCAGTCCATCAATTGTCTGAATCATTCCAATATTTCCTTCTTAAAGCATCAAATGAAGTTGCCAAAGAAAAGGGTGCTTGTGAATATTTCAATCGCACTAAATATTCGCAGGGTATTCTTCCAATTGATACTTACAAGAAAGACGTAGATGAAGTGTCTTCTGTTCCTCTTCAGCACGATTGGGAAGCACTAAGACAGTCAATTAAAGAGTTTGGATTGAGACACTCTACTCTTACAGCACAAATGCCATCAGAATCAAGTTCTGTAGTTTCAAATGCAACTAATGGAATTGAACCTCCTCGTGGATTCTTATCAATTAAGAAATCTAAAAAAGGACCTCTCAAACAAATTGTTCCACAGTATCAACATCTTAAGAACAATTACACGCTTCTTTGGGATATGTCTAGCAATCGTGGGTATATTAACATTGTTGCAGTTATGCAGAAATTCTTTGATCAAGCGATTTCTGGAAACTGGTCATATAATCCAGAGAATTATGCCAATAATGAAGTTCCTGTTAGCGTAATGGCACAAGATCTTCTTACGACGTATAAACTTGGATGGAAGACTTCTTATTATCAAAATACATATGATAATAAGACGGATGAATTTAAAGAGGATAAAGCAAGCATTGATGATTTGGTTAAAGAACTTTTAGAAGGTGGAGAAGAAGATTGTGAATCCTGTAAAATTTAGAGTTATTGCAGAGAAAGAAAAAATGATTGAAGGAATGACCGTATTTAATACTCAAGAGGTAGATCCCAAAAAGCAACCTATGTTTTTTGGTGCTCCTCTTGGAGTTCAAAGATATGATACTTACAAGTATCCTGTCTTTGATAAATTAACTCAACAACAGTTGGGATATTTCTGGAGACCAGAAGAAATTTCTTTACAGAAAGATCGTGGAGATTATCAATCACTTCGTCCTGAGCAAAAGCATATCTTCACTTCTAATTTAAAGTATCAAATTCTTTTGGATTCAGTTCAGGGTCGTGGTCCTGGAATGGCTTTTACTCCTTATTGTTCTCTTCCTGAATTGGAAGCTTGTATGAAAGTTTGGGAATTTATGGAGATGATTCATAGTCGTTCCTATACATACATTATTAAGAATGTTTACTCTGATCCTACAGAAGTTTTTGATTCCATTTTGAGTAATGAAAAAATTCTTGAAAGAGCGTCATCAGTAACTGGTGCTTATGATGATTTTATTAATTCCGCACAACTTTATGGAAACTCAAATCTTTGGGTTCACGCACAAGAAGGTGCTGGAACTGCAAAAGATGAAAGATACGAACTTAAAAGAAAACTTTATCGTGCAGTAGCAAATGTCAACATTCTTGAAGGTATTAGATTCTATGTCTCATTCGCTTGCTCGTTTGCATTTGGTGAACTCAAGCTTATGGAAGGATCCGCTAAAATTATCTCTCTCATCGCAAGAGACGAAAATCAGCACCTTGTCATTACTCAAAACATCCTCAATAAGTGGCGTGAAGGAGATGATCCAGAAATGCAACAAATTGCTAAGGAAGAAGAGGAATGGGTAAAAGGTGCCTTTGAGAATTGTGTAAATGAGGAAAAGAGGTGGGCAGAATATTTGTTTAAAGATGGTTCAATGATTGGATTGAACGACAAACTTCTTTGGAGTTATGTTGAATGGATTGCGAATCGTCGTATGAAGTCTATTGGTATTAAACCACTTTATGATATTGCTGCGAAAAACAATCCACTTCCTTGGACTTCTCACTGGATTGAATCTAAAGGATTGCAGGTGGCACCACAAGAAACGGAAGTTGAGAGTTATATGGTGGGTGGTATTAAACAAGATGTAGAAAAAGATACATTTGCTGGATTTCAACTATGATTTGAGGGGTTTTGACCCCTCTTTTTTTATAAATAAAAAGAAGGTATTTCTTATTCATATGTCTGGAACTTTTAAGTTTAAAAGATTTTACAGTGAAGGTGTTGCAGCAGAGCATCCAGATGTTGCGGGGCAGAAGGAATTTGCGAATAAGGCAGATGCCGAAATTACTCGTAGAAGAAAAGAAAGAGCAAAAAAGGGAGGACCACAACTTCCTGGTTTTATTGCGTCAATAAAGAAAGAAGAAACTGAACTTGGTGAAAAGATTGATGTAGGTGCTGATGTTAGTAAAACAATCAGTGATTTCGTTCATTCAAAGAACAAAACCTTTAAAGGTGATAGTAAGAAGCAAAGAATTAAGAGAGCACTTGGTGCTTATTATGGAGCACAAAACGAAGAAAATGAAATGAAAGATAAAGATCCTTGCTGGAAAGATTATAAAATGGTTGGAACCAAGAAGAAAGGATCAAAATCAGTTGCAAATTGTGTTCCAGAAGAAATTGATTATAGTGGTGCTTATGATTATGTAATTGAAACTTTGATTGAGTGTGAATTTGTAGAAGATGTTGATTCTGCAGAAAATATGTTTGATGCTTTAAGTGAAGGTTTTGTGTCTGTAATTCTTGAAGAGTATATTGAAGAGAAAGCAAGAGGAACTAGACCAAAGAAAACAGTTCACGCATATGATGTTGATGAGACCTTGTTCTCACACGGCAAGAAAGGTAAACCAAATGTAAAGGTTCACGTAAAAGATTCATCTGGAAAGAGAATTCAAAGTTTAAGCAATCAAGAGTTTAATACTCATAAACTTGATACAGATAAGGGACATTCTTATGATTTTAGTGAGTTCCAAAGTGCTAAAAAGTTTAAGGAAACTTCAAGTCCAAACAAAAAAGTAATTAAAGATATTAAGAGAAAGCAAGCAAGAGGACAAAACGTTCATTTGATTACTGCTCGCTCCAAGTTTGATAAACCAAAAGAGTTTCAAGGTCACTTGAAAAAGCACGGTGTTGATGTTCCTATGAATAAAATTCACTACACTGGTGGAATGAAAGGTGGTGATATTGGAAAGAAAAAAGTAGATGTTGCAAATGCAATAGCAAAGAAGAGTGGTGCTAAAAAAACTCATATGTATGATGATGCTGCAAAAGTTCATAAGGCATTTGAGGCAGAGAAGAAGAACAAACCAACTTCAGCAAAAATTAAAACTCATATGGTCAAACCAGATAAATCTGGCGAATCAAAAGTTCGTTCTTATCAAGCAACAAAAGAGCAGTTTGATATGACTCCATACGAATACTGGAAGCAATATATTGCTTGATGGAGTAGGAAAATGAATGAGGAGTTTCAAAAACCTCATAAAAAGAAAACTCTTTCTCAACAAGAGAAACTTTTGAAACTCCAAAATTTATTAAAACAATTAGAAAACAAGAAGAAATCTAGTTATAAAACAAATAATACCTAAATATTATGAGAAATAGCAAAATTTCCACATTTTTAAAATGAATCACGAAGATCTCAACATACTTACCCCAAAGAGCTGGGGAACGGCAAAGACCTTAAGGGATATTGCTGAAGCTTATTCTGCAGTTTATGAAGGTAAGGGTGATGGCAATCTTGCTAATAACTATCCTCCTTATGATAAAGTAACCAGAGGAGACGTTATTGCTGGTGCTTTGGGTAAAGATCAAGAAGGTGGAAAGAAAAAGAAGAAAGTAGCAAAAGAAGAGACAGAGATCGTTGATGAAAAGTATATGGGATTTAAGAAGTTAGAAGCATCTATTGCTGCTAGAGGTGGTGTTCGTGACCCAGGTGCTGTTGCTGCTTCAATTGGACGTAAGAAGTATGGAAAAGAAAAGTTCCAAAAGGCAGCAGCAACCGACCATAAAATGAATGAAGCAACTGCAATGGCTAAGAGAGGTTATGATGAAACCGAAATTCGTAATAGGATTGCAAAATCAACAGGTGGTGGAAAATTTGCTGATAAAGCAACTGAATTAGAAAACAGACCAACTTTTGGAAATAAGTCAAAGCAAGCATCAAGAGAAAAACTTGCAAGAACGCAGAGAGGTGATTTCCGCAGAACAACTTCTTCTGATTATGGTCTTCGTTTGGGTGCTCATAAGTCTGCTGACCCTGCCGTAAAAGCAAAGCAGGCAGCAAGAGGAGCACAAAGAAGTGCTCTGACACCTAAAGAGAAAAAGATGCACAATAGAGAGGCATATGCGACATACGAGTTTGTGGCATCATATCTTTTAGAGAATAACTTTGCAACAACAGTTGATGATGCAAATGCAATTATCAATAATATGAGTGAGAGTTGGTTCAATCAAATTATTGAAGGTTGATATAATATTACAATTTATTAAAGCACCTTGACAGGTGCTTTTTTTATGACTATAATCACTCTGTTAGGGTTGAAGATAAGTTATACTTATAAATAACTTGAATATTATTAGGGACCCGAATGAGTTATAAAAACCCTTGGTTGTATCAAGGAAAAGTTTTTGAGACAGAGGATATTCAAGAGAATTTTGGATTTATCTACTTAATAGAATGCGAAGAGAACAGTAGAAAATATTTGGGAAGAAAATACTTTTGGTCTTTTAGAACACCAAAAGGAAAGAAAAGAAAAGTAAAACAAGAAAGTGATTGGAAAAATTATTATGGTTCTTGTCCTGAACTGAAAGACGATATTAAGTTATTAGGTAAAGATAAGTTTAAGAGAAATATTCTGTCTCTTCATAAGACATTAGGTAAGACAAACTATGAAGAGACTAAACAGCTATTTTTGAATAACGTTCTGACGGAAGCACTTGACGATGGAGTTCCTGCGTACTATAATTCCAACATACTTTCAAGGTATTTTAGGAAGGATTACTTTAATGCGACTTCATATCAAGAAAATCTGTAATGACACTATACAACAACATATTGACCGTATGCACGATTTGTGTGATGAGGGTAGAGCAAGAGATGCGGAATGCATCTATAGTGAAATCCGTGATTGGGTAATTCAAAAAGAAAACCTTGAAGTATTATCACTTGATTATATCAGCGGAAACTTTTTAGATTTTTAACCATTTCTAAATACTCTGATATAATGTAAAAATCCATTTTTGGATTCCTATTATGAGTAGGTTTTAATATTATGAGACTTTGATGTGACATTAGAGCCCAGGAAAGTGCCTCCCGAGAGGGTTGGTATACCCCCTTTCTATTGGGATGTAGAGTTCTATTAATTTAAATGCAAAATTTCTTTACAGTAACCTTACCCCTTTTGGCAGCGGTTACGACCAATACGGCAACATTGCCTGGTTTATTTCCTCCTCCCCCTGTCGGTGGTCCTCCACCGTTTTCTGTTATTAAGGAGTTTGAGACCAAGACAACGACCAAAAAGGTTGTTCCCGAAAAATCAAAAGAGAAAAGGTTAATTTGTAAAGGGTGTTCAAGTATAGAGCAAGATGCTCTTAATTATTTCCAAGACGTTGGAATTAAAGACAGAAACGCCCTTGCTACCATCATGGGCAACATCAAACAGGAATCAACATTCCAGTCTAATGTTTGTGAAGGTGGTAGTAAAACGTCATACCGAAACTGCTACGGTGGTTATGGTTTGATTCAATGGACATCTGCGAATCGTTATTATGGATTGGGTGATTTTGCTAAGAGGTATGGTGGTTCTCCATCAGCACTTAATACGCAACTTCGTTATCTTACAAATGAGGTTCAGTGGAAGAGGATTGAGGAGAAGATGAAAACTCCTGGTAAATCCATATATTCCTACATGAATGCTGCATATAGTTGGATTGGTTGGGGGCATCATGGTGCTCGCACATCTTATGCCCATGATTATGCTTCTCGACTAGTTCAAGTAGAAGTCTGATATATAAGGGGAGTGTTTCTGCTCCCCTTTCTTATGTTTAATTTTAACTTCGGAAATAAGAAACCAGACATAAAGCAGTATGCAATTATAGGAATTGTATTGAGTTCTATAATTGCTGTACTTTCCCAATGTAGTGGTATTAAGCAAGATAGTATTTGGGATTTACTTGATGAAGTTCAAAGAAGATATTTTCCTCAAACTATTATCAACGACTTTGTAATTAAAGACCCAGAGAAACTTGATAGAAGAATCAGGCGTGATGTTGATGCAGCAATCGCAGAGTATGAACGCTTGACAGGGGACGATGGAAAGGTTAGAATACCTTCACCACGATATTCAGAAAAACCACCAGACGGGTCTTATGCCCAATCAGTTCTTGGAGGTGAAATGAGATTGTGTGCTCCATGGGTTGACGACTGCCCAAAAGATTAAATGCGGATGTAGTTCAGTGGTAGAACGCTATCCTTCCAAGTTAGATGTCGTCGGTTCGAGTCCGATCATCCGCTTATAAATACTTTAAAAAGTATAATGGAAACTTTATTCAAATCACTTAGTGATGCTCAAGCGTCACTTTTTGTTTTATTCCAAAAAACTTGGATTTATCATTGGAATGTTGTTGGTTCTGATTTTCAACAGCTTCATACTCTTTTTGGTGGACAGTATGAAACAATGTTTGAAGAGATTGATACTCTTACCGAGCATATGAGATATCTTGATATGAAGCCAGTTAGTACTCTTACAAGAGTTGTAGAGGTTTCAGAAGTCAAAGAGGCATCAAGTTCAATTGGTGCTAATGAAATGGTCTCTGACTTACTAGAAAGCAATAAAAAATTGATTGAAATGCTTACGGCAATATCAGAAGAAGCAGATACTCAAAAGCAATACGCAACTTCAAATTTAGTTCAAAGTTTAACTGAAACACATGGCAAATTTGTTTGGATGCTGAGATCTGTTTTAAAATAAAATTTAATGGTATAATTTGAATACTTGACTAATTTAAAGGAATGATTTAAAATGTTAAAGGTAAGATGCAAAATGTGCAACAAAGAGTTGCACTCACATCCAACACAAACTAAATGTTGCGGATGTGACAATTTAACTACAGTAAAAGATGATAAAATTACTGCATTAGATTTGACTTTGGTAGAGTTAATAACAAAACCAAATCAACAAAATAATTCTTCTTCTCTTTTTACAAGAGAAGATCTTGCCTATCAAGAAGCAAGAAGAAACCGTAAAATTAGAAAAATGGAGTTTGAAATTAAATGAGTTGGGAATCCCCAAAACTTTCAAAAAATGATATTGAATTGCTTACTGTATCATTGGATGATTATATTTTTTATGCCAAACAAGATGGTGGTCCAGATACACAAGATGTGGAACGTCTTTTGAGTAGATTGGAAGATCATTTAGATAAGTTTTGATTTTCACACAGTTGTAAATTTTAATAATTATAAATTATAGTATCCTATTGATACAAAACAAATGGATCAACATACCTATGACAATTGGGTGAAGATAAAGGAAACATTTGAAATGTCTGGAAATATGAAAAATATGTTTTATATGAGAGCTTGTGAAATTGTTAAAACAAAAAAAGATCCTCTTGCTAAATTTCTTGGGGATCAAAAATAAGTCTTGACAGACTTCCTAATTCCTGATATGATATTTTTATATTGATTTTTGAAATGGAAAAGTTTACAGTAGAAGAATTTCAAGCAGACTTTGATAATCTACTAGAAAGAGTAGAAAATGGAGAGTCTTTTATAGTTACCGATGAAGAAAAGGAGGTGGTGATAATGCCTGCAAATGAATATGAATATATTGTAGACACAGTTGATGGTATTGTGGATGAAGAAGTCATACGCATCCACACTGATCATGAAGAAGGTTGTTGATTCAAGACCACATATAGGTCTTATACGTTGCTTTGTGATAACTTTATGGGCGGGTACTTTAATGGTAAAAGAGGCTCCTTATAAGGGCTCAATCTGAGTTCAATTCTCGGTCCGCCTATTATTAACATAGTCACGGAGAGACTTTAAAAGTACTGGTGGAGCCAATCCATATAAAAGGAGAGTTGCACAAACTCTCCTTTTTTTGTATAATACATAGTATATACACTAATAAATTGATTTATGAGTCAATACATTAAAAAGGCACTTGTTCTTGGTGCTGGTGGCTTTATTGGAAGTCATATGGTTAAAAGACTACGTTCCGAAGGATATTGGGTTCGTGGGGTAGACCTTAAGAGACCAGAGTTTTCTTCTACCGAAGCAAATGAATTTATTCAGGGAGATCTTCGTGATATAGATTTTGTTAGTCGTGTTCTTGAATATAGAGGAGATGCTGGTAATTTTTACCACTCGGTTCCCTATCGTTATATTCAGACATTTGATGAAATCTATCAGTTTGCTGCTGATATGGGTGGTGCAGGATTTGTTTTCACTGGTGAGAATGATGCAGACATTATGCATAATTCTGTAACAATTAATTTGAATGTTCTTGAAGAACAACGTAAAATGAATGAAAGACTTGGTAAAAATAACACCAAGATCTTCTATTCTGGATCTGCATGTATGTATCCAGAGCACAATCAACTTGATCCTGATAATCCTGACTGCTGTGAAGAATCCGCTTATCCTGCCGCACCAGACTCCGAATATGGATGGGAAAAACTTTTTTCGGAACGTCTTTACTTTGCATACCATAGGAATCACGGCATACCTGTTAGGGTATCTCGTTATCATAATATCTTTGGCCCCGAAGGAACATGGGAAGGTGGACGCGAGAAAGCACCAGCAGCAATCTGTCGTAAAGTTGCATATCTCCCAGAAGAAGGTGGAACGATAGAAGTTTGGGGTGATGGAAAACAAACTCGTTCATTCCTTTATATTGATGAGTGTATTGAAGCAACTCGTCGTATGATGGATTCTAATTTCATTGGACCAGTAAATATTGGTTCAGAAGAAATGGTCACTATCAATCAGTTAGTTGATATTGCTGCTAAAGTTTCAGGTAAAGATGTGCAAAAAATGCACAAGTTAGACGCTCCCCTTGGCGTTCGTGGTCGTAATTCTAATAATGATTTAATTCGTAAAGAACTTAATTGGGATTACAATATGACTTTAGAAGAGGGTATTTCAAAAACTTATACATGGATTGAGGAACAATTAAATGGTTGAAAATTTTTCTTGGATTGAAGATAGAAAAACTAATTTTAGAGAATATGTTCGTTCTTTGGATGATACTAATATAAGTGAAATTTTGGGAGCAATTCCTTCTGGTTGGAATCTACCTCCAAAAAGTCATAATGAGTTTGTTGTTTGGTTGCTGAATAGAATAAATCCACAGTTAACTGTTGAACTTGGAGTTGATTATGGGTATTCGGCATTTTTTCTTGCATTGAATAATAGAAAAAATAAAGTTATTGGTATTGATTGTTTTGAAACAGAAAAACATTCCATAAGAGAGTCTGATGATTATCAATTTGTTTTGGATATTAGAGAGAAATTAAAACTTGATAATTTGGAAATTATTAAAGGGTACTTTGATGATGTAGCAAAAACTTGGGATCAAAAAATTGATTTGCTTCATATTGATGGTCTTCATGATTATGATAATTGTAAGAATGATTGTGATACTTGGGCACCATTTTTGCAAGAAAATGGAGTAATTATATTTCATGATACTATATCTGCTCCAGATGGAGTTGGACTTTTCTTCTCTCAACTTGAAGTTCCAAAAGTAAATTTTGAAAATTCTTATGGTTTGGGTGTTGCTTCAAATAACATAAAATTGATTGAAGAGATTAAAGAAAATTTTAATGTTCAGTAATTCAATTTTATGAAAATTACAATTTTAGGATCCAGTGGACAAATTGGGTCCTATCTTTCACAATACTTACGTAGTAAAGGGCACGTAGTTATTGATTTTGATAAGGTGGAAACTCCTAATCACGATATGACTGTTATTCCTAATCAATATCTTGAAAATGCAATTGAGACTGCAGACTTTGTATTCTTTCTTGCATTTGATGTTGGTGGATCACGTTATCTGAAAAAGTATCAACATACTTTTCAGTTCATTGATAATAATGCTCGTTTGATGGCAAATGCTTTTGGTCTTCTTCAGAAGTATAATAAGAGATTCATTTTTGCTTCATCTCAAATGAGTAATATGAGTTACTCTCCTTATGGAGTTCTCAAGAACGTTGGTGAACTGTATACCAAGTCTTTAAATGGATTGATTGTAAAGTTCTGGAATGTTTATGGTATTGAGAATGATCACGAGAAAGCACACGTTATTACAGACTTTATTCGTAAAGGATTTGATACTGGTGTGATTGATATGCTAACCGATGGTCAGGAAGAACGTGAGTTTTTGTATGCTGAAGACTGTTGTGAAGCACTTGAAACTATTATGGAAAATTATTCTTCTTTTAC